CGGAACCTTAGACGGATCTGAAACAAACGAGATGGTATTGAAAGGGTTGTTTGGTCCAATACATAAAGTAACTACCACTGCTGCACTGCAAGAGAAAAAACAATTAGCATCTTTAGACATTGAAATTATACTTTTACAATATGAGGATGAGATACGTGAAAAACTACACAACGCAACATACCATGACGAAATTGATTTCTTGGTTGGACACAAGAAAAGAAATTTGTTTATTAGAAACCTTGCTCTGTCTCTTAATGGTAACACACTTGTTCTATTTAATTTGGTAGAGAAACACGGTAAGGTCTTGAAAGATCTTATAGAGGATAAGAAAGATGATGGACGAAGATTATTTTACGTGTCAGGAGAAACGAAAACCGATGACAGAGAATTCGTTAGGAAAGTGGTTGAAAAACAAACTAACTCAATTGTTCTTGCGTCCTTGGGAACCTTCAGCACTGGCATCAATATTCGTAATATACATAATATTATATTCGCTAGTCCTTCTAAATCACAAATCCGAGTACTTCAATCTATTGGGAGAGGACTCAGAATCTCAGATGATGGAAGAGAAACCAAACTCTTTGACATAGCAGATGATTTACGGCACAAGAAAAAAGAAAATTTTACTTTGCGACATAGTGCTGAAAGAATTAAAATATATACTAAAGAGCAATTCAATCATAAACTTAGTAAAGTAAAAATATGAATAAAAATCTTCAACACATTAGATTCAATACAGGAGAAGAAATAATCTGTGAGATTATGGAATGGTCTGATGAAGAAGATTTTATTTTAGTAAGAAATGCTATGGCAATTGAAACAAACCTTTTTGATAATGCTGAAAGAATGTACATGTTTAGACCATGGATGTTGTACATTGAAAAACCACATGAAATTCTTTTTGTAAAAAAAGGTAATATCGTTGCTCACATTGTTCCTAATGATCTTTTAACTATTCAGTATCTAAAAGCATGTGAAGATATGTATGAGATTGCAGAAGACAGAATAAAAGATCATAATAGAAGAGAAGCACTGAAACTAAAATCAATGGTAGAACAGATTGCTAACTTAAAAAAAGAAGGTAAACAAAGAAAAGAACCTGAATTGCCAGATAATGTTATTCCTTTTTCTCTTCCGGATGACGATACAATTCACTAATATTCCCCCTTTCGAGTTAAGCTCTAGGGTAGCACAAATCTAATTGCGTGTCAACCCTCTTGACAAGATTTTTATTTGCTGTATAATATTTTTATTTTTGAGGTGCCTATGAAAGTGAAACCAAAAGACAAACCACATTATGTCAACAATGCTGAGTTCTCAACGGCAGTCGTAGAGTATGTTATCAGTGCAAGAGAAGCAGCAGATAAAGGAAATTCTAAACCAATGATTCCAGATTACATTGCAAGATGTTTTCTTAAGATCGCAGAGGGTTTGTCTCATAAAGCAAACTTCGTTCGCTACACGTATCGTGAAGAGATGGTGATGGATGCTGTAGAAAACTGCCTCAAAGCAATCGAAAATTATAATCTTGAAACTGCTACTCGTACCGGTAAACCGAATGCATTTGCATACTTCACTCAAATCTCGTGGTACGCATTCCTACGTAGGATTCAGAAAGAGAAGAAGCAACAAGATATTAAGATCAAGTATCTTACCGAGTCTGGCGTTGAGCAATTAGTTTCTGAAGAGATAGAGTCAAATCCTGCAGCAAGAGCAACACAAGCATTCGTTGATGAGTTGAGAGAAAGAATTGATTCGGTAAAATCATCTGATCAAGAAGTGAAAGAATACGAAAAGAAAACTCGTAAGAAAAGAACTAAGCATTCTGATTCAGACCTTACGGAGTTTATGGTAGACTGATGAAAATCGCAATACTAAACGACACGCATTGTGGGATACGCAACTCATCTGAAATTTTTATGGATTATCAGGAGAGGTTTTATCGAGATGTTTTCTTTCCATACCTTAAAGAACATAATATTAAAAAGATTCTTCACCTTGGTGACTACTACGAAAACCGTACTTCGATTAATTTCAAAGCACTCAATCATAATCGTAGAATATTCCTCGATGTTCTGCGCGATAATTCTATTCATATGGATATTATTCCGGGTAACCATGATGTTTATTACAAAAACACCAATAGGTTAAACTCGCTAAAAGAACTTCTTGGTCATTACATGAATGAAGTTAACATCGTAGAAGAACCCACGGTGATGGACTACGATGGTTTGAAGATGCTTCTTCTTCCATGGATCAATGCGGAGAATGAGGAGAAAGTCAAATATACGATTGCAACATGTAAAGCAGATATGTGTGCTGCTCACCTTGAGTTAGCAGGATTTGATATGCAAGCAGGCATTCCTTGTCATGATGGTATGGACCCTAGCACCTTCCGTAAATTTGAGATGGTTTTGTCTGGACACTTTCACACCAAGTCACAAGCAAACAACATTCACTATCTTGGTTCGCAAATGGAATTCTTCTGGTCCGACTGCAATGATCGTAAGTACTTTCATGTCCTCGACACCGACACAAGAGAATTGACTGCCGTAGAAAACCCAGTCACTATCTTCTCGAAGATCTTGTATGATGACAAAGAAAAGAACCCTAATCTGATCGATGTGTCTAAAATGAATGATCATTTCGTTAAAATCATCGTTGTTAATAAAACCAAACCCGCAGAGTTTGAGAAGTTCTTAGATCGCGTAAACTTCCAGAAGATTCACGGGTTGCAGATTGCTGAGAACTTCCAAGACTTTGCTGGTGCTCAGGTTGAGGATGATAAAATAAACGTTGACAGCACAGATGATTTGTTGTATAGTTACATAGATGCTGTAGATACGGATTTGAATAAAGATCGTATCAAATCCCAAGTTCGTAATTTGATGATAGAGGCACAGTCTCTAGAAATTGTATGATTGTATTTTCAAAACTTCGTTATAAAAACTTTCTTTCTACTGGTAATACCTTCACTGAGATTAACCTATCTGAAACTAGTTCTACCTTGGTGGTAGGACAGAATGGGTCAGGTAAATCTACTATGTTGGATGCTCTTTCCTTTGCCTTGTTTGGTAAAGCACATCGAAACGTCAATAAACCTCAGTTGGTCAACACAGTAAACAACAAAGATTGTTTGGTAGAAGTTGAGTTTTCTGCACTGGGACAGCAATTCAAAATTGTCCGTGGTATCAAACCAGCAAAGTTTGAGATCTGGCAAGACGGAACCATGATTAATCAGGATAGTCACGCCAAAGAATATCAAAAGGTACTTGAACAAAACATACTAAAACTGAACCATAAATCATTTCATCAGATTGTTGTGCTGGGGAGCAGCAGTTTCATTCCTTTTATGCAGCTCCCAGCACAACATCGCCGTGATGTAATCGAAGACCTGTTAGATATCAACGTGTTCTCTAAAATGAATACGGTTCTGAAAGAAAAGATTGCAACACTAAAAGATTCTATTCGAGAGAATGACTATTCACTTGAGTTGAATAAAACGAAGATTGATGCACAATTAAATCATATCTTCGAACTAGAAAAAATCTCTGAAACTGCTAAAGATAAATTAGAGTCTGAACTCACCGAGCAGCAAGCAGAGTTGGCCCGCTTGGAGGAACTCGTTGAGGGGTATACTGATACCAAGATGCGAGAAGTTGAGAAGTTATTATTCGCAACTAAAAAACAGATTGATAAGTTTGAGAAGTTTGACTTTCAGTTTGATCAAAAGATTAAGAAGTTTGATAAGGATGCAGCATTCTATGAGGATAACGACACATGCCCCACCTGCGATCAAGAGATCACCTCTGATACCAAAAGTAAAAAAATCAGAGAAACCTTCGACGCAAAAGGAGAGATCGAAGAGGCAAAACTTAAATTAAGTCTTGAGATAGCAAAACACTATGATGAGATGGAATGCAAAGAAAAACTTTTGTCCGAAGAAACATCTAAGTTTCAAGATGTCGAAATGCAAAGGCGTGACATTAGTAGACTCAAAGCAAGTATACAAAGTTTATGTGCTGAGATATCCGCAGGGGGGCAAGACATGGATAGTCTGCAAACCGCAAAATCTACGCTTGAAGATCTACGAAGATCTCGTGAAGAGATCGTGCATAGGAAAATGGACCTCTCAGAGGAGCGGGAATATAATAATGTTATCACAGAGTTGCTCAAAGACTCGGGTATCAAAACCAAAATCATCAAACAATATTTGCCCGTTATTAATAAACTCACGAATCAGTACCTTCAAGTCC